CACTATTATCATCAGCTGGTAATGATGTAACTGATGTATTTGGCTCTAACCCATTAGGTAATAAAGAAGCTTATGTATATTCTTACTTTAAAGATGCAGTAGATGATATCAACTTAGAAGTTGCGAATGGTGAGGCAGTTGTTGCTGAAGTTCTACCAACTCAAGATTTCTCATATGAGGCTAGTTGGGCAACTACACCATATGTTAAATCACAATTGATTTCAGGTGTAAGAAGTGAATTATTTAGATTCCATACATTAGGATATGGTACAAACGAAAACTCCAGATTTAAGATTTCAATCTCCAATGTGAAAGCTGCCGGTGAAGATGGAGGAACTGATTATTCAGTATTTACAGTAATTATTCGTTCATTCGCTGATACGGATAAAAGACCTGTTGTATTAGAAACATTTACTAATGTAAACTTAGACCCAGCATCACCAAACTTTATCGCTAGAAGAATCGGTGATAGATATTTAACTATCGATTCAAATGGTAAGATTACTGAAAATGGTGATTGGGTAAACAATTCAAAATATATTAGAGTACAAGTAGCAGCTCAGGGTTCATATCCTGTATCTGCCGCACCATTTGGACATGGAGCATACTCTAATCCAATTAAAGCAACTGATGAAACTATCGTTCCAGCGGTTGTTTACCAAACTGGTTCAGTAGTTAATTCTGCTGGTAACCCAACTTATTTTGCTGGTTTCGATTTTGAAACAACTGGTGTAAAATATGATAATAACAATTATATCAAACCTCTACCTGAAAGTGTAGGAGTTGGTTCGAATGTTGATTTCGGATTCGATTCTCAACTTTCTTATGTAATGAGTGGTTCTGATTCATCTGATATGGTAAAGAGACAATTCTCAATTGCATTCCAAGGTGGATTTGATGGACAATCACCTGCAACTAATATCAACTTAGGTTCTGATATGAATGCTGGTAATTCGCAAGGACTTGATTTATCATCAACTACGGCTGGTGGTTACCTATCATACTCTAAAGGTTTGAACGCAATTTCAAACGCTGATGAATGGGATATCAATATGTTAGTAACTCCTGGTGTTGTAAGAACATTACACCCAGCGGTTGTTAGTAAAGCAATTGATGTTGTTGAAGCTAGAGCAGATGCATTTTACATCGCTGATTTCGCTGATGCTAGTTCAACAATCTCTGATGTAACAACTCAGGCAAACGCAGTAGATTCTAATTATGTTGGAACTTACTATCCTTGGGTTAAGACAGTAGATACAAACACTAACAAATTAGTAAGTGTTCCACCTTCAGTATTATTACCTGCTGTGTACGCAGCAAATGACGCTATTGCAGCTGAATGGTTCGCACCTGCTGGTTTAAATAGAGGTGGTATCATAGGAGCAGCATCGGTATTGAATAGATTAACACACTCTGAAAGAGATACTTTATATGAAAACAAAGTAAATCCAATCGCTTCATTCCCTGGACAAGGTATTGTGGCATTCGGACAGAAAACATTGCAAGATAGAGCATCAGCATTGGATAGAATTAATGTTAGAAGATTATTAATCAATGTTAAGAAATTTGTAGCATCTACATCTCGATTCTTAGTATTCGAACAAAATACGGCATCGACTAGAGGTAGATTTATCAACACTGTACAACCTTACTTAGAGGGTATCCAACAAAGACAAGGATTGTACGCATTTAAAGTAGTTATGGATGAGACTAACAACACACCTGATGTGGTTGATAGAAACATTTTAGCTGGACAGATATTCCTACAACCTGCTAAGACCGCTGAATTCATTGTAATTGATTTCAACATCTTACCAACTGGAGCATCGTTCTCAGCATAAAACAAAAAAATGAATAACTAATATTTATTAGTATAAAAGGGAAAATAAAAAATGGCAGAAGTATTAGAATTTAACGAAATGTTCTTCACCAACTTCGAACCGAAGATGAAGAATCGCTATATTATGGAGATTGATGGTATTCAATCATACTTAATCAAAACAGCGGCAAGACCATCTATCAATTTCGAAACTGTGAAGTTGGACCACATCAACACTTATAGAAAATTACAAGGTAAGGGTGAGTGGCAGGATATCACAATCACATTGTATGACCCAATTGTACCTTCAGGTGCACAACAGGTGATGGAATGGGTAAGATTGGGATATGAATCTTTAACGGGTAGAAAGGGATACGCAGATTTCTACAAAAAAGATATCGATTTCTATATGTTAGGGCCTGTTGGAGATAAAATCGAACAATGGAAACTAAAAGGAGCATTTATCCAAGCAGCTAACTTCAATGACTTAGATTTCTCATCTAATGACCCTGCCGATATTGAATTAACGCTTTCGTATGATTACGCAATATTAGAATTTTAAGATATTATCCACTACTATCTATAAATTGAAGAAGGTTCTCTTAGTGAGAACCTTTTTTCGTTTTACAACTTTTTTATTTTGATATACTTATATATACAAACAAATAAAGGTTAATTATGAGCGAAAATAAATTCGAATTCCCAACTGAGGTAGTGGATTTACCATCAAAGGGATTAGTTTATCCAGAAGGACATCCTTTAAGAAAAGGAAATATTGAGATTAAATATATGACAGCAAGAGAAGAAGATATTCTTGCATCTCAATCTTTAATCAAAAAGGGTGTAGTATTAGATAGATTATTTGAATCAGTTGTTGTAGAACGTGATGTTGACATCAATGATATCTTCATTGGTGATAAAAACGCTATTCTATTAGCAACCAGAGTAATGGGTTATGGGGCTGATTATCAAGTAGAAGTAACTGACCCCTCTACATTAGAACCACAAAAAGTAACTATTGATTTATCTAAAGTAAAAACCAAAGATTTTAATGAAGAAATCTTAAATGGTGATAACTTATATAAATTTACCTTACCTAAGAGTGGAACTGAATTAGAATTCAAACTTCTTACACATGGTGATGAATTAGAAATCACAAAAGAAAATCAAGCATTGGCTAGATTGTACAAAGGAAAGGGTGATACATCCTTTGATGTAACTACTCGTTTGAAATTTATGATTCAATCAGTAGATGGTAACCAAGATAGAGGATACATCACTAAATGGGTTCAAAACTCATTCTTAGCATTAGACACAAAAGCATTTAGAAAATTTGTAAGAGAGTTAAGTCCGGATATGGATTTAACATTTAACTTTGTTTCAGAGTTGACGGGAGAAGAGGAGGCTCTCGATATCCCGTTTGGGGTATCGTTTTTTTACCCTTCCGAATGATTATAGTATCCAACTTCATAACCAAATTTGGGAGTTGGTTAACTTTGGTAATGGATTTACTTGGAGAGATGTTTACTTCATGCCAATCCAATGGAGAAAGTTTTACTTTAAGAAGTTAGTTGACTTAAAAAAGAAAGAAGCAGACGAATACAAAAAAGCAGAACGTAAATCAAAAGTAAGGGTTAGTAAATAATCCTTACTTTTTTTTTATCCAATATTTATAGATGTATAAAACTATAAATAAAGTAACCATGTCAAACGAAAAAACAAACGAAGGTTTATTTTCAGCAGCCAAAAAATTCTCTGATGCATTCTTTGATGGATTATCTAAAAACGCATCTGATAGAATGTTAGCTAAGGCTAAAAAAGCAGGTGTTCCTAAAGAATTGACTAATGTGATGGCAAAAATTCAGAAAGATAAGGAAGAATTAGATGCTATTTTAGATAGAATAGCTAAAAAATAATAAATTATAATGGCTGAAGATTTAAGAGGTAGGTTAGAAATACTGAAAGAGATTGAAAAAGCTGAAGCTCGTATTGATAGAGCTAGGCAATCTACTGTCTTAACTCAAGCAAAAATTAACAAATATGTAGATGACCAAAAGAAACAGGTTGTACAATTAGGTAGAGAATTAAAACAAGTTAATTTAGATAGATTAAAAGGATTTGCATCAGAAGAATCTTCACTAAAATCAATAGGTTCTATCTATGAAGATTTAATTAAAAAGGATAGTGCAAGATTACTAGCACAGGTTAAAGCAACTGGGTTAAGTGCTCCTCAAGAAGCAGCTATGAGTAGAATGGCTGAAATTAATAGAGATTTAGCTCAATTAGGTAGAGATGATATTGCTCAACAAGCTGCATTGTTAAAAGAGTATGATATGCAATC